GTAAATACCTATCTGGGACTTGGCACGAGACGAGGTGTCTTGGAATCGAAGAAATAGATTCCATCCCCCCAGAACTCCTTTCTTTCTATGAATTGGATGGAGTCCAAAATGGACCTAATGGGAAACGAAAGATATTCGATAGTACAATGAATATCGGTACTAAACCAATCGACCCGGATAATTATCAAGAGGAAGACTATGACTACAGGTGTAATCCAGAGGTGGACGGGTGAGCTATTGTTCAACAATCGAACTCATTAACATTACTGGAAGTCTTCGTAGTTCTACAATTCTTCAGGCAATAATCGATGAAGCAGACAGACAAGTAACTGCTTACCTCAAGGCGCGTGGTGTTGGTGCATCATCTTGTGATGAAACGAAGTCAGCCTCCCTACTGATTTCACAGGCGGGGCTACTTCGATTCGGGTTACAAGAGGGCTCGTTTCAAGCTTCTACAGGTGACTTTAATTCCAGTGTTAATGTTACTGAAGCTGTAAAAGCTTTAGAGTCGCGAGCCTTTGCAATACTTGACGATTTTATATCAAGACAGATTACACTATCGGTCCCTCGCCGCATTTATATGATGACGACAGGTAGCCGTGGAAGGTGTTAGGATGTTTTCTGCACCTCACACCGCTACGGCACAGAGGATGGTTCAAACATTTAATCTTGGATATGATAATGGAACGTCTGCGTTTACCCCAGGTGCAACTCTTTACGGGGTCACGTCTCGTGCTACCGCCACCATTTTAAGTACCGGGGATATTAATAGTGGTACACTTATTATTTTTGATATTGTTGGTGTGTTCCAAGATAACGAAGTCATCACTGATACCGAAATTTCTGAAAGTTCAATTGAATATACGGTTCCACATGTCAAGCCTAAACTTCCCCAAGGCGAGTCTGCCAGCAGATATAATATCCTATTAAATAATGATGAGATTGGATTATCTGGTGCTGGGGTTGGATTTGCAGTAGTTAATGGTAATGTGTCTGAAACTCTTGATGTATATGGGCAGCCTTCAAAAACGCCCGTAACTTCTTTAATTTCATGTAGATTTTTCAATACAGTAGTTTTAGACCCCGTGTCTGGTAAGGTTGTATATAGTGAAGATAATTTAGGTGTAATGTATGGACCAGGAACCAATCTACTTTTAGGTGACACGCTTACAAGTACAGACGCAGGATATGCATTTACATTTACTGTTTCTGGAGTTAAACCCTCAACAGCACTAGGAATACTTCATCATTATACTGCAAAACTCACGAGGGTGTCATGATGTCCTCAGAGGTTTGTGATGGGCATCAAGAGTTACGTGACATGGTCATTGAACTTCGCTCCGATGTAAAACACATTGATGAGAGAATCAGTGAACTTATTGAGATGGTAAAAAATAATAATGAACGAATACACGCTCTTGAAACGTATCAAAATCAAACCATTGGTAAGTTCCGGGGTGTATCTATATCGGCTACTGTGGTGTCAATATGTGTATCAATAGCTGTCTCAATTGTAGCTGTAGTTGTAGGGGGGGTAAGGTAATGGCCCCAATTCGACAGGGGGAAGTGTGCGAGATATAACACTATCTTTTATAAATGCACTACTTGCGGATGTGGATATTTATGCAAAAGTATCGACGCGCATTTACCGTGCTGTACTTCCAATAAAACCAACACTACCCGCGATAGTTGTATCTAAGATTGATGATATTAGACCTAATAATACGTGGGAATCATACAGTGTAGCACGCATTCAAGTAACGACATTTGCAGTCAGTGATGGAGATGCAGACGACATATCGGGACTGGTCGTGAATTGTTTGAACCTCGTAACCAACACACTATTGTCGGAGATTATTATTATAGGTGTTGAGGATGCCGGGACATTTAGTGACCATAATCCTGGTGCTAGCATCTGGATATATCACAGAGATTTTAAGGTAAAATATTTGTAAGTAAAATTTTGGAGCTGAAAAAATGACATCACAAGCCAAAATGGCAACGGGCTCTATGGTACTGTATAACGGTTCCGTATTTGCCGAGTTGACGGATATCACACCTCCGTCATTCAGTATAGAAAAAGTTGACGCAACCAGTCATGACTCAGTGACTAAGGTATCTATTCCAGGTCTATCGTCCTATGGGGACTTGACGTTCAAGGCGAATTTCGTTAACGACACGACCCAGGCGGCACTGCGTGTACTGGCCATCAATAAAACTGTTGGGACTTGGCGATTTGTATATCCTCCGTCATCGGGTTTGCCAACATATTCTATGAGTGGTTTTGTGTCTGCATACTCGCAGGCCGCCCCGCTTAAGAGTGCTACTGCAAGTCTGAGTGTGACAATCACACCAGTAGAGTCTGTAACAGAGATTACTTCTGCCGGTACCCCTATGACGGGAGTAGTAGTAATCAAGAGTGAAGGTGGTACGGTTTCTCCAACACCGGTGTTTAATCCTCTTACTTATGTATATGACTATACAATGCCTCTGTCTACGGTAGCATCTTTTACGATTTCGCCTACGTCTACAGCAACAACTATCTATGTGGACGGTAACCCTGTAACCAGTGGACAGCCATCTAATCCAATCTCGTATTTGGTTAGTGATTATCCCAGTGGAAGTATAAAATCGGTATTTGTAGTTTGTGACACAGTAAACACCAAGCCTGTGATTTATACTTTGCGGTTTACGAGGGGTACAATGTTAGCAGCTGGTAGCCCTTCCGACCCACCCGTAGCGCCAGACTACAGTCTCTCTAATGTAGTTGTCACTACTGATAATGAAGGCGTAATATTACCAACAAGTGGTGCATTCTCACCCAGGGTTGACTCGCACACTTATAACCTTAAACGGTCAACCGTATCGTTCACAGTTACGCCAACTTCTTTAGCAGAGAAAATCTTAGTTGATAGCCAACTTGTGGTATCGGGCAACCCTATTCGTATCCCAATGACTATGAATGACTATCCTGTAGGTTCAGGGAAAACAGTATTTATTCGCTGCACCCAGAAAGATGTAGCGAAGACGTATCGCCTGATTTTCAATCGCGGGGCTGAATAATTATATATATAAATTTTTTGGAGGACCATGATACCTATACGCATCAAACCCGAAGAACAATATATCCTTTCTTATTCCATTGTAGATTGTAAAATATTAGAAATTAGGCACGGGTCCCTATTGCTCTTGTGGTCTCCTAGTAACTTTGGTTATCTTACAGCATCCATCCTCGTGCACGCGGGCGCACACGTGGGAGGGAAACATGTTTACTCTCAGGATAATGTTGGCCTGAATGAGTGCTATAAAGATATTAAGCAGTTTGCATCCACATATAAGTCTGCCGCCTCGGCCCTGGGGTATATCTATGGATGTGTTAAGCTTGCATTCAGAGAAGATGGGTGGCTCCCAGCAGAAGATGCACCGGCGGTTGAAGAGCCCGCAAAGAAAGAGGTGGTGACGGACCTCCCAAAATCGATTGGACCCAAACGGTGTCCAATCTTATTATTGAAGCTTATAAAGAAGTTGCGTATGGTGCTTGTGGACTTACCCCCAAAGAATTCTATGAATGTACACCTGCGGAAATTATAGACAAGGCAAAAGCTGTTAACCGATATCATAAACAATGTGTCCTAGAACAGGATGAAATATCAGCTACGGGTATCCATGTGGCTATGTTAATTGCTCATAATGATAGCTGGGAACGTAAGTATGGTTACACATATTCACACAACGACGCAACTATAGAAGTTGTTGAAGATAATTATAGTAGCGTTAATATATTTAAACAGTGGGTATCTGTTACTGGGGGCAAGACCATATGAGTGAAACAATCGAATGGGATATGGAAACTGCTAAACTAGAGTTAAAGGTTGCAATTGATAAGGTTACAACAGGTGTTATCAAAGGCGTAGAACTTGGTGCACTAATGATTCAATCCGAAGTTCAACGTAATGCACCAGTTGATACTGGTCAGTATAGAGCAGGTATACATACAACCCCTCCTGAAATTACTGAGGATAACATTACGGTGAGCATTGGAAGTCCAATGCCCCAGGCATGTAGACTTGAGTTTGGATATGTTGGTCCAGATACCCTTGGTAGGACATTTAGTCAACCCCCCAGGCCTCACTGGAGACCCGCTTTCGATAATAGTGTACAGAAGGTTACTGATATTATAACACAAGAAATACGCAAAGAAAAAGGTGAATAGTAATGGCAGAGGATTTTACACTCAAGGGCAAGGTTGTGTTAGATACAACAGGTCTAGCTAAACCCACGGAAGAAACCAAGGGGCTCACGAGTGAGTTTACCAACCTCTTTGGTGGTCTCTCTACCGCAACTCTTGGCATGGCTGCTGTCGCAGGAAGTGCAGTTGCATTAGCAACTGCTATCAATAGTCTCACGTCAGAGGCAGCGGAGGCATATGGTGAATTCAGGCGTCTTGGGTGGGTTATTGGCGTATCCGCGGGGGAGATGGCCAAATGGAACCAGGTTGCTATATATTCGGGTTCATCGGGTAGTGCCCTTGCTACGATGCTGGGGAAGATGTCGGTTAACTTATCCGATACGGGGGCCAATGGAGAAAAAACTCGTAAAGTTTTTGAGGATATGGGTATTACCATCTATGATACAGATGGAAAAATACGACCTCTAGTAGACCTATTCCCCGAGTTCATCAATGGGATGAACGATATGAGTAATGCGTCAGAACGCAATGGCGCCGCAATGGATGTGGTTGGTCGCGGTTATAAGGAACTTGCGGGGTATGCTCTTCTTGGGGGAGAAGGTATAAAGCGGGTTCTGAATGAATCAAATTCTCTCACTCAAAAACAGCAAGATGAGTTAAGTGCGTTAAGGGGGGAGTGGAAAGATTTAAATCGTTCAGTAGATGAGGGCAAAATGGCACTTGGTGCCGAATTCGCTCCTGCTGTTACTGAGGTTATTAGTGCAATACGCACGTTGATGGACCTTGATGATGGCGAGTTCTTCAGGACAATGGCCTTGGGTATTGGCATTGCCGTGGATGCGTTCAATGTATTAGTGCGCGGTATAACTCTGGCTATTATTGGTTTGGAGTATCTGGATGCGCTTTCTCGGGGGGATTTTGCAGGTGCAGCTACCATTAAGGCACACGGTGAGAAGTACATTGCAGATTATACGGCAAGGGATGCAGCGAGTAATAGTTACGGTGGGAAGGAAGCTTTTGCGGGGCAAACATATTACTCTGGAACGGGACCATCCAATTCTGGCATAGGCACCCAAGGTAGCTCTAGTACAGTATCGCAAGGTAACTTTGGATATTCTAGCAATAGTAAATCTGCATCTACTTCTACTGGTGGGTTTGAGTATACCGAAATTAGCGGTTCTCCGCGTGAGATAATGGGTTTATTTACACCCATTAATGGTAACACAGGGAACTCAAAATTCTCTAACGATGACCCATATGCTGGAATGACACCAGAAGAAGTTGGAGTTCAGATACAGAAAGATAAAGTTTCCAATGCTGCGCAAGCCCTTAAGGAAGCCCAAGAGTCACCAGCCTCTCCGATGAATACCCAAAGAATAAAGGAATTATCTGCTGCCTATATCGCTGAGCAAGTAGCGCTGGAAAAGGTAAATAAGGAATTTGATAAACTTCATCAAGTCGGTGGGACACCAATGAAGGACCCATTTGAAGGAATGAAGAAATCACAGATTGAACTTTTGATACAAACTGATTTAGTTGCTAAGGCTGAGGAAGAACTTACTAAAGCCAGAGGGCTGGCAAACACTCCAGAGAACATCGCGAAAGTAAGGGAATTATCTGCCGAATATCAGCTTCAGAATAATATTCTTAAGGAGTTAACCAAGACAGTACGTAATCTTGGTGAAATTAATACAACCACCTCCTCCACCAATAAAGATGGAAAGGCTAATTTTTATCTTGGCGACGGTTTATATTCAGACAATCCGTACGCGGGTAAAGGTGCGGCTCAAAAAGCATTAGATGGTGCATCGGCCTGGGACCCAAATATGCAAATGGGGACAGGAACGGGTGCAAACCCTGGTGCTTTCAAAGATACTCTTAGCATCTGGGAATACGCAAACTCTAATAGGGATGCAGACTCCCAGTCGAACCCTTTCCTTTCTCAGATACGTTCATTAGTAGATGGCGTTGCACCTGGCCTGGGTGCGGGTGCATCATGGATGAATACATCGGAATCAGGAAATATTGAGAATCAAATCCGGGCACTGTGGGAACAGTATCAGGCTCAGAAGGAAGGAACGAAGGGTTTCACTCAAATCAATTACGTCCAAGGTGATAACGCTCAGCAGGTTGCAAATACAATAGCAGAAGCAACATCAAGAGCAATTGCTCGGCAGGTTACATCATGATGATTACATGGAAATCTTCGGGTGGGTCCACCATATCATTCAGTAAGGATGATATTGTATATAAGTTACTCAAGAACTATGAAGGTTTTGGGACTCCAGATATTTCATTTAAAACCATATCTGCCCCTTTTCAGGATGGGGAAACATTAGTTGATACTAGGTTTAGTATTCGAAAGTTCTCATTTAATTTAATGGTCACCGGTCCAACGTTCACAGATATCCAGACTGCTGTGAACACTCTTATAAGGATATTCAATCCAGGTTCTGGAGCTGGAACGTTAGGATTTTATTATGAAGATGGGTCGGAATATTTTATTAATTGTTCGGGTAAAGTAATCCCATCCCCGACAAATCGTAGTAATAAACACCAGCTTGTAAAGATGGAACTCGTGGCTCATATGCCGTTATTTTATACAGCTGCACAGGCCACTTCAATTAAAGCTGGAACGATTATGTTCAATATAGACCACATAACTAATCTTAGATTCCCTTTTACACTCCCGAATAATGCAGCCAATGTTATTGCAGTTAATTATGGGGATGTCCCCACAGGTGCAACATTTGTTATCAGGGGTGATGTTGTTAATCCTAAAGTTTCAAATACATTTGGAACCACAACACAGTACTTCCAATTCATAATTAATATGGACGAGGGAGACACCATGACTGTGACTACACATTTTGGAAATAAGACAATATATTATTACGATGCTAGTGCAGGGATAACGGTTAATGGGTTTCAATACTTAACTACGGGTTCTACATTTTTTCAGATAATGCCAGGCGATAATGCACTTTCAATTAATAGTCCTTCTATAAGTTCAAATACAGAAGTGTCAGTGACTTGGAACGATAATTACTCTGGGGTATAATATGACAATTATCCAACCGTTTGAGTCTTCCTATGTTGATAAAGGCGTAGATGACTATATGGTTATTGATGGGGAATATACACAACCTTCAAATTATAATCCAGCATATCGTCCAGTTCAATTACTTCCAATAGAGATTTATAATAATATGATGGTGTATAGTGGGGTCATTGATAACTATTTTTACTTTAATTATACCGAAAATTGGTATGAGCCCGACCAGTGGCAATTCCAGGTTAATCGTTATGCAACAGGTGTGTCAGAGATGGCCATCGAGGGTTTCATTCGATTTACCTTTAATGGGGTGCCACACATTGGAATAATTGAACGTCTTGAAAGACCCCTGGGTGTGGATGGGAAGGCATCAGAGAATTGGCTTGTATCTGGTCGTGGTATAGAGTGTATACTAGCATCACGTCTGTGTACATATGGAACTGCAACAGGAACGGGATTTCATACCCTTGAAGGTACAGCTACAGTTGTCATGCAAGATTTGGTCGATAAAAATTGTATCACAACTGATGCAAATAGGGTTCTTTCAGGTATTACATTAGACCCCACACCTATTCTAGACACATCTTATACAAAGATTAGTGCACGTTTTCAAATTCTTACTGATATACTATATGATATATCAACACAAACGGGGAAATCTTACGACCTTGTTTGGAGTGGTAGTGGTCGTAACTTTGTGTTTACTGTACGTGGTGGGATAGACCGTTCGGATACAGTTAAAATATCACCCGATTATGATAATGTTAAAACGCTCAATTATTTACTCACTAATGCAGAACTAAAAAATATTGTATATGCAGGTGGATTGGGGGAGGCCAATGCTCGGATTGTGGCCAAAGTTTATGGTATCCGGGAACCGGTTAACTGGAATCGTAAAGAAACATGGCTTGATGCGGTAGATTGTCTTGATAATACGGCTTTGCAGGCAAGGGGATTGTCATATCTTGCAACAACAGGAATACAGACTGTTCTAGAAGCAATTTATAATGAATCAAATACATTTAAGTATGGTGTGGACTTCTTTCTTGGAGATCTTATAACTGTAGTATTTCCAGGAATTGTTACCACTAAAGGGTGTATTGTGTCAGCTACCGAACGATTTGATAAG